AATACATTGTGCCAACTGTGCCGACATTTGAGTGTGCAATAGAAAAATTAGTGTTAGCCCAAAGCATTGGAAGCAGGACTGCATCTGTGGCATCGCATACTTCCTGCAAGGTGGCATCTGGGTACAGCGTACCGACTCCGAGAGTGCTACGGAGTTCTGCGACTGTTGTGAGTGCCATTCCTTGTCCTTTCTAAAGACTCTAGGGGATCAGAGGGCTACTGACCCCCTAGAGCGACTTAGTTTGTTATTACTGCTTGTTGTTCTTGAATGCGCCTGCTGCAACCTTGGTTGCGATTGCGCCGAAGCCGTAATAACCGATTGTTACCTGACCTGCTGCTGTTGATTCAGCGCGTAGGCGGTATGTTGGTGACTCGTACCATGTGTATGCATCTGGGTTCACGATAAGGATTGTTCCATCGCCATCGCCAGCGTTTGTTGGATCAACATATAGGTTGAGTCCTGCAACATTACCTGTCAATGATGTTGGTGCAACTGCTCCACCTGCGTTCATTGGCTGTGATGCTGTGTAAATTGGGCGTCCTGCATCGTTTAGAGACATGATGTTTGACCATTGTCCTGTTGATACGACCATGTTGCGAGCAAATGGATTTGCAAGTCCTGCTGTTGCTGCATAGACGGATGCTGATCCACGAGCTACAACACCTAGCAACTCTGCTGCTGTTGGGTATGTAACTGTTGTAGTTGCATCTAGTGATGCACCTGAGATCAACGCTGCATTAACTGCTGCGTTTGTTGTCTTTGCGTAAGCTGCTGCCATGTTGCGTACTAGCTCATCAAAGAATGCTGGAGATGTACGATCTAGAAGTTCAACAGAGAATGTCTGCTGTCCTGCGTACTTCTTAACTGATACTGACAAGAACGCTGAGTTCTGATCTTGCTCTGTGAATGCTGCATCTTCTGCAACTTCACCGACTGTTGGCATCTGTGTGATCTTTGGGATCTCAAATGTCATACCTGCATCTGGCAATGTACCGCGAGAGATAGCATCGATTGATGGGCGGATTGTTGTACCCAATGGGTTAATGATTTCAGATAGTTGGCGTGTTGGTACTAGACCAGCGTTATCTGTTGTGTTGTCTGCTGCTAGTAGGTACTGACGAGCTGACTCATCACCTAGAGCTGCACGGATTGTGTTTTCAGCATACTTAGCCGCTGTAATTTCAATGCGTGGCTTTGTGTAATATGCTGCTGATACAGTTGGGCGAGCAGCTTCGACCGCTGGTGCTTCAACTGGTGTTGCTTCGACTGCTGAAGTGGTTTCTTCCACGATGGCTGTCTCGCTTTCTGTTGGTTGGGTTGTTTCTTCCACAGCAGATTCTTCTGCTGCAATATCGGTGACTTGAGCCGACTTAAATGCTGGCTCTGTTACCAAACTTACTTCGACCAAGCGTGCAGCGGATACATAAGTTACGCCGTCCTTGATCTTTGACTTTAGGACTTCTGCCCCGATTGACAAACCTGATTGCAATCCTTCTTCTGCAAGGATTAGAGCTTCTGTACCGCGCTGTGAGCGACTGATAGAAAATACTGCATCGATTGAGTTATCTGATTCGCTAAATGAAACCATGCGACCTAGAGGCTTCTTAGCATCGTGCTGGCTTAGCAACTTGATTGCTTTAGGATCTTCGATTGCAATAGATCCAGAGGCAAAAATAACCTTGCCCATGTTTGTTGATCCTGCCTCAACATTAAGAGGCACAATCTTGCCTGATACTGTGCGGCTTGCTGAGTCTGCTGTGAGATCAGCTGAGAAAGTAATTACTTGATTCATACTAGACCATTATTTCCGTTAGGTGTTAGATCAGTCATTTCCATCGCTTGCTCTGGGGTAATCAGGTTAAGCGTTAGCAGTTTTTCAATGACTGCCAATTCTTGAAGTGGATCAGTACGCAAGAAGTTCTTGTCAATATCAAACTTCACTACATTGCCACGGGCTGTGATGTCATCCATTGATAAGCGATCTTCAATCGCTGTAATAAATGGCTGTAAAGATAGTGTTAGAAATTGCTTGCGCTCATCTTGCACATTCGCGTAAGTCATAGAGTTATTTTGATCTGCTGAAACATAGTAAGCAGGTACATTGCATAGACGAGCGATTTCTGTTGCAAGGTTAAAAATTGCTTCTCCGTACATCATGTCTTTAGGTGAAAATGAAACTGGGTTATATTCTAAAGTAGATGTCAGGTATGCAGTAGAGCGATTGTTGCGAGCAGTACGCCATGCAGCAAGAAGTCCGGAAACTTCTTTAGGATCTAGGTCTGCACCTGTGTTCTTAATGTAACCAGTTGCCATTGGTGTTGCTGCTGCAATCGCTGCTGCCTTTTGTACATCGATGGCTGCGCGAATTGTTGAAGCACCGGTGTTTAAGATGCCATCACTTAGTGATTGGAATGTGACAAGAGATCCAAGTCCGTCCATCGGTAATGTTGTGCCATCAACTGCATAAGATCTAACAAAAGTGTTAGTGCTATCTAGAGTAATTGTTACTCGGTTGTTAGCGATCCACTCAAAGCGAGATGGGCGTCCGTCTTCCTGATAAACTTCTACAACTTTCCAGAAGGCTTGCCCATAAAGAAGTAATGAGTCCACAGTCCATGCAATCGTTACTGATCGCGGTTGTGAGTATGAAGGTTGCTCTAACCATGCAGGTGAGCCAAGTTCTTCATTGGTAGATTTTTTGTAAAGCTCTAAAGGAATTGCGCCAATAGTTCCCGCTAGCAAATTGCGGCAACGCATAAGAGCTGGGACTGACATGGCTTCTGTGCGACCGATGTAGGCAGTCTGAAATGGCATTGCATAAGGTGAATACTCACCAAGCACCTGTGGTGCTGATTGAGCTTCTAGTAAAGGCTTAGACTCTAGACCAAAGGCTTGCAATATTTTACCCATAGACATAAATGGTAGCACTTGTCAAGCAATTAGACAATGTGGTAGGGCGTGTCTAAGTATAAATTTGTGGCTTAGGTTGAGGGATCATCAACTTGCTTACCACCATTGCCAAACCAATAGGTGCTGAGATGTCACCTGCTGACTTTCGCTTAATTATGCGCCACGCGCTGTCATTGACCTTAGCTGCGCAGTTATTCATCTGCTGGATCAATTCTTCTTGCCCATTATGGACTACGCGATGATTGACCAAGCCTTCTAACAGGTCTCCACAGGCTTTGTAGAACTGCTGACCTGACACATCTTCTACGATTACGCCAGAGTTAGCCAAGCGATCTGCAATCGTCTGTGTCGCGTACTTGTCGAAGCACACAAGCCGTGGCTTATAGATGTCACACCAAGCCTTTATACTTGCCGCCATCTTTAGTTCATCGATAGCAACCTGAGAGCTATAAGTTTCCAGAATTCCGATGCCAATCCGCCCATCTGGGAGAAGTTGTCCTGCGACCAATGATCCGTTCCTGCGTGACGGACTGACATCGAAACCAAATACAGTATAAGCCCCAACAGCCATTTCGAGTGTGCTATCAGATGTGTCCTCTAGTACGCCATGCGGCCATGGGCTACTTAGTGAATCGATCCATTGACAAAGAGTCTCTGTACGCGTGTTCTCAATCGGTGAAGTAGCAATCGCTTCCTCAATCGCTTCCTCTGTGATGGTGTATCCCAAAGAGGGGTTAGCCAAAGCCCATGCATCTCGATCAGTTATCTTGCAGTATTGCGGAGCTGAATATTCGTAGAAGCCAAAGGACTTTGGCGGGTAGTCAATGGCTCTTTCTCGTAGGTCGTTGAGTACAGTGCTGAAAGCGTCTCCTGCATTAGAGGTAAGAAGCGTTTGAGAATTTGGGTGAGCTCTAGTTGTAGGAGTAGCAGCTCTAAATCCATCTTCTGTGATCTCTCGGACTTCATCGATATAGAGCAGTCCATTGACTGATCGACCGCGAGAGCCGTCTCTAGTTGCTGCGACAACATCAAGCCTTGCTCCAGATAGCATCTCAATGCTTTCAGTTCCGTTGGCGTGTCTGATCTGTTTAACGAATCCTTTAAGG